CGGGCCCAGCTTCGCCACGTGGGCCGACGAGTCCAGTTTCGCCGACATCCCCCTTGAGACCTGTCTCGCCACGTGAGCCGACGGGTCCAGCTTCGCCGACATCTCCCTTGAGACCTGTCTCGCCACGCGGGCCAACGGGCCCAGCTTCCCCTTTGGGACCTGTCTCGCCACGCTGCCCAGGTTCACCCACGGCTCCGGAGAGGCCTCTCTCCCCTACGTCACCCTTCGGCCCCTGCTCACCAGCATCTCCCTTAAGACCTGTCTCACCACGTGGGCCGACGGGTCCAGCTTCACCGACGTCACCCTTGGGACCTGTCTCGCCACGCGGGCCAATCTCACCTTGCGCTCCCTTAGGACCTATCTCACCAGGCGTGCCAATAGGTCCAGCTTCGCCAGCATCTCCCTTGAGACCTGTTTCACCGCGCGGGCCAACCGGGCCAAGTTCACCTACGGCCCCTTTCTCCCCCACGTCTCCCTTTGGTCCCTGCTCACCGACGTCACCCTTGAGACCTGTCTCGCCACGTGGGCCGACGGGTCCAGCTTCGCCGACGTCACCCTTGAGACCTGTTTCGCCACGTGGGCCGACGGGTCCAGCTTCCCCTTTGGGACCTGTCTCGCCCCGCTGCCCAGGTTCACCCGCGGCTCCGGAGAGGCCTCTCTCCCCTACGTCGCCCTTTGGCCCCTGCTCGCCGACATCCCCCTTGAGACCTGTCTCGCCACGCGGGCCAACGGGTCCAGCTTCGCCAGCGTCTCCCTTGGGACCTGTCTCGCCACGCGAGCCAATCTCACCACGGTCACCCTGCGGGCCACGCTCCCCCGGCAGACCACGATCACCAATCTCACCCTTCGGACCGATCTCTCCACGGTCACCCTGCGGGCCGCGCTCCCCAATCTGACCCTTAAGACCCTCTGGTCCGATTGGTCCTGGCGTGCGCTCCAGATTCTTCAGTCGGCCGAGCAGCATCTTGAACGTGTTGGTGATCAGCCTCATGCGGCCGTCAAGCCCGTCCTTTGGACGTCTAGAGCCGTGCCTCGCGAGCCCGTAGATCTTATCGTTGTCAGACATGGATCATCTCTTCGAGGTACAGGTTGTTGAGCTCTTCCTCAGCCTCATCGTCCTCAGACGTGTCCTCATCCTCGTCGTCGGGTTCCTCCGGCTCTGGAGGCGCGGCCACAGTCTTGACGGGCTCCTCGCCGATCCTCTCGAGGGTCGTGTAGGTACTGTTCATGACCCGCTTGTCGCCGACCTTGCCGATCGTGTTCATGTCCTCGAGGCGGAGGATGTCATTCACGGATAGGGCCCCGACCTCACGCATCATCTTGTACCAGGCCCCGCGCGCCGCGGTGTCCCCGCGCATGAGTGCTTGGAGATACAGCTTGGTCTTGAGGCCTTGACGGTTTGCGCCGAAGAGCTTGAAGTTCGCCTCATCCTCAAGACGCTTGGCCCAGGGGGAGACGGAGTCGACGACGACTTCAATAGATTGGTGCTCGATGTTGCTGAACGTGCCGCGGAGCAGGTGCATGATCTTGTGAGGAGGCACGCCGAACCACCGGCAGACTTCCTCGACCAGATGCTGGTTGGTCTGGATGAATTGGGCCTTGTTCGGGTCGACGCTGACCTGTTCCCACTCCATGTCCTGGTCCAGGACGGCGGTGCGGTTTGCGTTCCTGATGCCCTTGTACAGGCCGGCCAGCTCTTCCTTGAGCTTCTTCAGCGCCGGGATGCTCAACTCTTTCTTAACCTTCACAACGCCATTGATGTTCATGCCGTTGCCGAAGAACGACGCCCCGAACATCTGCGCCGCCTTGGCCCAGCCAAGGCACTCGGCCGCATACGTGACCACGTTGACGCCGACCACACCCTCGCCGAAGCCGCGGAGATGGAACATCTCGCTCGCGTTGAACTCGAGCTTGCCGTCGACCTCGTAGAACAGAGCGTTGGTCTCCGGGTCCCTGCAGACCTTGACCCGCTCCGGGTGGATGGGCCACATAGCCGCGGGTCTGCCCGCGCTGTTGAACTCGATCTCCGCGTAGGCGTTGCCCCACCTGAGGGCCCAGTGCATCATCGTCTCGCGGAACTGGAAAGAGCTCCACTCTGGGCTGACGCGATCGTTGATGACGTAATCTATCGGGTGGCGGGTCTGGACCTCGAGGCCTTTCTCAGTCTGGAGGACGACGTGCCACGGCAGAACCGCGACCGTCTGGGACAGGTAGCGCAGACAGGCCCACACGGCGGAGATCGTAACCGCACTGTCCGGCGTGATCGTAACGCTCGAGAGTGTGCGGTATGTCGTCGGAACCCGATCCGTCTGAGGGTAACGGGGCTCCTTTGCGATCCGTGCATTCTGCACGGTGGAGATCGCGTTAGATGTCCAGTCGACGGCCTTGTCGAACCAGCTCATCAGGTTTTGACCCTAACGAGGCGATCGCCTTTGATCATGACCGGGATCTTTCTCCCGTCCGGGAGCGGAATAAACGCTTCACCCGGACGCTCACCTATGATGACCGGCCGAAACGTGCCCTTGAGTGGTCCACCACGCGCGAGCGCGTCACTCACAGCTTGGGGGCTCCGGACCCGACCTGTGACGGAGGTGAGTGCTGTACCCGCGACGAGCGCGGTCAGCATCTGGCGTCTGTTCATGTCCCAACCCTTTCGTCTGTGCCCGTCCACACGAACTCCCCGTTCTTCCCGACCCTGTAATACTCGCCACACCCGGCGCAGAACGTCGAGCCGTAGTAACCCGGCTGACGAGCATATGTCTCTGCGATTGCGCGCGGCATGGATGTCTTAATCCCACAACCCTTGTCAACCTTGTCGAGTTGGGCCTGCGTCCAAAACCTACCGGTCGCGGACGTGCCAGAGCCGTCGTAGGGGTACTCCTCGAACTTCACGTACTCATTCGCCCCCCACCGCTCAAGCTCTTCTGGCGTGAGATCCCTCAGCGGGTTCTTCGGCGCGGGCGGCCCGACGTGGACGTAATCGAACCTCACGGGACGGACATAACCCTTGGCCCGCTCACTCTCAGGGAGTACCCAGTGATCGGCGTGCTGGCCATCCGGCCGGCGCACCTCCGTCGGGGCCGGCGCGTCGTCCGGGTTCGTAGGCGTCTGGCCCGAAACCGTGGCGCGGCGCTCAATAGTCATTACTCTTCCTCGCTTGGACCTGTTCCCAAAGCTCACGCATCTCAAAGAACCGTGGGTGATGAGGGTTCTTGAGGATGTCCAGGTCGATCCCATCCTCATCTACGTTCTGCCCCGGGGCCTCAGGCGCGGGCTTGCCCGCCGCTTCCTCAAGTGCAGCATCCGCCGAAGCCATGAGCTCGAACACGCTCGGACCTGCAGGGGGCTCCGCGGTCATTGCCCCGCCGACGCCCATGATCACCGCGGTCATTCCGTCGATGCGACCCGTGGACTTCTTCTTGTGGGGCATCTTACTCAAGTTCTTATCCGTCTCGATGTAGAGGTTGTTCGCCATCCACGCGAGGACCGGGTTGCCGCCGTGCTCGAGCTTCTCCGACTGGATCAGCGCGAGAAACTCGTTGGTCGGCGCGGTGTAAGACCTAATGCCCTGCACGAACTCCTTGACCGCAAGACCCTCTTTCTGAAGATCCAGCGAAAGCTGGGTCGCGTTCCACGGGTCGTACAGGACCTCCCGGATGTCAAACTCTCTGCGCCACTCGAGGACCTGATCCCTCAGCGCCGTGTGGTCGATGATGTCGCCGGGCGTAACCTCCAGCCAACCCTCCTCGATCCACCGCTCGTACGACGCCTTGTCCCGGTCTTCACGGTCCTTGACATTCTCGCCCGGGCACCAGAACCTGACGTAAACCTTCCACCGCTCGTTGACCTCGACCGGCGGGAACACCAACGCCGCCGCGGTCAGGTCGAGCTTGGACGACAGATCCAGCCCGACATACGCGGCGCGGCCGCGCAGGGCGGACACGTCCAGCGGCCCCTCCGTGCAGAGCAACCACTTCTCAAACTTGATCTCTTTGCCCGACAGGGCCATACGCCTGTTCAGCCTGAGACGCTTGAATTCTCGTTGGCTCGAGGGGCTCCCTTTGGCCTTCGTCGCCTGACGCCGAAGGTCCGTGAGCTTGACGCTGACGCCGAGGTTCGGGTTGCCCTTGATCCAGCAACGCTCGTCCTCCCAATCATCCTCGTCGTCTATACAAGCGATGTATGCGAAGTAGGTATCATCCTTCTGCACACCGAGCGCGACCTGCTCCGCGTAAAGACGCTCTTGGCTGTACACCGTCTCTGGGTTCGTGTCGCCCGCCGTCGTGATGATCCAGATCAGCGGCTGCCTCCGTGAGCCGATGGCCGTGTCCATGACATCCAGCAGATCTCGACTCGCGTGCTTATGGAGCTCGTCCACGATGACGAAGTGGGGGTTGAGACCGTCAAGGCTCCTGACGTCAGACGACAGCGGCTCAAACTTGGAATCCGTCCCTGCAACGGACATGTTGAACTGGCGTCGTTTCACCCGCGCTCTGAGCGCCGGCGAGGACCTCGCCATCCGCTTTGCCTCATCAAACACGAGACGG